AATCAAATTGCACGCCAGCAATACTGTATACTTGATTCATGCTCGTATCATTTGGATTAAAAAATTGCCAACTTTCTTGATTAGTTTTACGTCCTGCTATGCGATTCTGTAATACAGTTTTATAACTGCTTGCTGATACCAAGACTGTGAAATTATCATCTTGTCCTTCACGCTCTTCTTGGATAGCATAACTTGTTATGATACCTGTGAATCTGAGGTAAGTGTTACCTAAAACACCATTTGCATTATAGAAACCTCTTGTGACTTCTATCTCACTACCTCGTATCTTGTTGTCTAAAACTAATTGTATGTTATTTCCACTGATACCTGATAAACTTATGAGCGTATCTCCGCTAGTCACACGTAAATCACGATTCTGTGCGCCAACACTCAATAATCCACCTAATGGTAGATATACTGTACCGTCAATTGTTTCTGACTTGTACGCACTACTGAATGTATGAATACTAACGTTGGCAATGTTACTATATTCATTATATATGGTAAGTTTTACAAACTCTGCGCTGTATATGCTACTGGTATTCAATGTAGTAGATCCAGTACCACGTAAATATCCACCTGGCGTCAATTTATACACAGGCATGTTAGGGCAAAACATCTTAAAATCACAACTATTACCTACTGTGATGCCATCTCCTGTTACTGCCGCGCTTCCACCAGTGATGATATTAGGTCTGTTAGTGAACACTGTGACATTACTACTACCGCCGCGCAATACTCGTGCAGTACTTGTGAATGGGAAGGGCTCATTGCCGATCTGTATAAGATCGTTTGGTTCAAACAATACTGTGCCGCTAGGTACTGCTGGCAATCCAGTCAAAACAAGATCATTACCACTGGTTAGACCAAAACTTTGCACAGTGATATTGTTGATCTGAGTCTGGCTCATAGCACCTTGATATCTAAATATCCAACTCAAACAAGCGTTGTTGCCGAAAGTCACAACTTCAGGTGTGTTACGATCTATAGTATCTAATGCTTCTAATAGATCACGTACTTCACTGTAACGCAATCTGCTTGGCACAGTTAATTTCATGCGCCATGGTTGATATGTTGGAGTAGCACTTGTGCGTGGTACTTCGTTACGTGTGATCTGTACACCTATAACTTTTCTTCTGTCTATCTCTAGACTATCTGCCTTATCGATTATTGTTTGTAATCCAGCCATTTTTGTTTCCTTGATTTATTAACCGAACGGCATCTCACGTTGTGCCATCTGTACTGTACCTAATAATGTCTTGCGATTTTCAGCAAACAATTGCGCTACGCTCTTACTATCTAGCGCACTAATTTGATTAGTGATATAATTATTATATACCGGTGCCTCAACTCTGCCTGTACCCGTGGCTTGTGCTTCCGCACTTAGTTTGTTATTTGGTATGACTGTGCCTGCGCTCTTAGGTACAAATAGTTCAGGACCTTTCTCACCAACGATGTATGGTTGATTTGCTTGTGCTGGGCCACCTGCCGCAAGACCAGGTATCTTGAAGCCAAACATACCTAATGTTGATTGTATGGCTTGGAACACTTGCGCTTTGATGATCATCTTAGCAAGATCAGCAATAATGCTACGTGCAAAATCACTAAATTTAAATTTGCCAGTCTCAACGAATTGATCTATCGCGCTACCTATCTTACCCCATGTTTGACTAATAGCATCTTGTGCCATTTTATATGGAGTCAAACTATCTGTGATTTGCTGTAATGCTTGCACGACGCCTGCGGCATAACTTTGTTCTAATGCTTTCTTTTCTTCAATCTCGCGCTGTTTCTCGCTGATAGCAAAATCAGTCTGAGCCCTTGTAGCATTAAGTTGATTCTGCAACTCTTGTTTTCTTATCGTATCTTTTTCGCTAGCAATCTGTTGTTCTAATTGCAATACTTTAGCGGCGCCTTCTTCACGCAATTTAGATATTGCTATAACATTATTGGCTTCTTTTTGTGTGATCTCACCGGCAATCACTCTACGTTGTTGTTCTGCTTGCAGATTGCTTATGTTTTGTTGGCTCTGTTGCTGTATTAAACTTAATTGTTTTTGCATCTCGACAGTTGTTTGTCTTTCAGCAAATGCTTTATCTATTGCATCTTTCTTCAATTGAGCCATGGACACTAATTGCTGATCGGATAATTGTTGTTGCTTTTGTAATTCAGTAATCTGTGCTTGATTGTTTTTGCTAGTATCTGATTTTAATACTGCTATCTGTTTTTCATAATTAGCGGCAGATTTAGCGCGATCTTGTTCTAATTGCGCATCGATCTTTTTGATATCTGCTATTTCTTGACTTAATCCAATAGTACCATTAATAATTTTTTCATATTCTATTGCCGCCGAATTTTGTGTTTTCATCTCAGCGGTTTGTGCTTGTAATGTTGCTAATGCTTTAGCGGCTGCTTTCTGTTCTGGCGTTTCACCAACTGTTCGTTTTTTACCGCCCGTTGCAGTAGTGGCTCCGGGTTGACCTGGAGCAGTACCATCTAATTTATCTTGTGCATCGACTGCACCTTCCATCGCTTTGCCTAATGCTAGATAGGCTGCTGTTGCGCCACCTATAGCGGCAATGACGGTAGCGGCGCCGACTACGGGTATCAATCCAGTCAACAATGTTTGTGCTACAGCCGCGGCTTTTATGGCTGCGCCTAATGCCCTTATGGCTTGTACTGCTTTTGCGATAGCGATTACAGTACTTGCGGCAAATGCACCTGCGATTAATGCTCCTAACACTTGTATTGTTTTTCTAGCATCTTCAGCGGTTACATCGATCTTTGCGATCTCATCTAATACTGGTTGTATGACTTCTAGTGCTACTTTTTGAAATGTTCTAAATGATTCTTCTATTTCACCAACTGCATCGGCTGCTAACTTTAATCTTTTTTGTAATTCAGGATCTATTGCTTTACTAGATCCTTCTGCCATCTTAGTCCAATCGATACCATCAGCAGCCTTACCTGTCAATAGCATGCCTATGCGGTTTCTTTCGAAACCTGCTTCCATCTTACCTAAACCTTGGACGACACGATCAAATAATTGTTGATCACCTAAATTTTCTATCTCTGATCTAGATAATCCAAGTTTATACAATGCATCGATAGTTTCTGGGATACCTTTCTCGACATCACCTAATGATTGTGAGAAGCCGCGCAATAATGCGGCAGCATTACCAAATTGTCCACCGCTTTGTTCTAAGGCTGCATTGAGTTGATATAACTTGGCTGCGTTTAAACCTAATGCGTCAGCAGTATCAACTAAACCATCAGCCATTCTAACTGCGCTTACTGCTAATGCGCTGAATGCCGCTACGCCTGCGGCAGCAGTTCTAGACAATGCAGTTTGTAAACTATCAAGTTTTTGATTTAAATCGACAACTTGTTCTGTGCCATCGACTTCAACTTTGATTTTATATTTGTCTACTGTAGCCATTATATTTTGATCCCTAATGTATTGTACACATAATTACGAACTTCTTCGATAGTTGGTTTAGTCATACCATCAGGTGCTTGTGTTGACCAACCTTCTTCTAATCGTTGTGCATATGGGTAATTTGCCTGTATCTCATTATTGCTCAATACAGTCTTGCGTCTTGCATTACCAGGCTTATAATTTTTAGGTGCTCTGCGTGACTTCCAGCGATTAGGATCTCCTACTGGAGTATTAGTCTTAAAGGCATCATAAGCCACTTTAGATATGTTTTTATCATCTAGTGTCTGCAATACTTTGTTAAGACGATTCACGCAGTTGCTTGCCATTATTTTTTACCTTTGTTCTTGATAGCCAATAATTGTTCTTGGCTCAAGTTATACATCTTAGGATCAAGTGTGCCGCCTTTGCTTTTTGCTTTTTCATATCTTTCATAGGCAGCAAGGACATCGGTGATCATGAAATCATAGGTCGTAGCATGTTGTTCTACTTGACTTGGTAGCATTTGAAACTTTTCTGCCATACGACCTATCGTGATCATTTTGGCTGATCTCCAGTCGTTTGGGTCGATGCCTTGCTCTGTGATTTTCCCAAGATTTCTCCAATCTTATTGATGGCTGCTGCCGCGATATCGATTGGTAAGTCCTCGTCATCACCAAGAACACGATTGCCATTACCATCTAAGATCATGGCTTTCATCATCTTATCTAGTTGTGCGAATTCGTTATTGCTACGTGCTGAGAAAAAGTCAAAGTATGTTGACATGCGCACGATATTAAATGTATGAAATGTGATAGGCTCACCATACTTCTCGACAAGATCCTTGTCATCAAGAACTATCTCTATTAGTTCTGGTTTGCTTGCATAATCTTTGATGTTCATTTGTTATCTCCTTTATGAATTGTTACAATGTATTTATTAATTACCGGAATACTTGTCATAGTGATCTTCCAGTAATTGATTCAATAATGCTAGACGAAATGCCTGTTTGGCTTTCATCTGTCTGATAGTTTGTTCCATGTTATTAAGCATGGGCAATAATTTTGCCTCGTCGGCGATAAGACTTCTTAGTTTTTCTTCCTCAGTCTTTAGGAAGGTATTGTTATTAGTATTCATTTGTTCACCATAAAGAAAAAGAGAGCAGATCGCTCTGCCCTCTTTCTTTGGTCAATTAGACCTTAGGACCAGATCCCATATCGCCTGATACCGCGATAGTGAGTGGTGACACCCATACCGGACTATCTGGTGATACTGTTGGTGCAACAGAACTCAAATAACCTACACCATGATAGATGAAAGTATTTGCAGGTGCCGCGTTACCAACGTTGCT